AGAAGATTCTCTGTAACCTCCAGCTCCACCACCTCCCGAAGAATCGTTTCCAGTAGAACCCCCACCAGCTACTACTAAATAATCTACTGTATTTGAACCACAGGTATTTCCTGCACAAGACACACAAAATGTTCCTGGACCTGTGAATGTGTGAATTTTATAATCTCCACAGCAAGTAATAGTTCCACCTGTTGCTGTAACATATGCTGGGGGTTCTGGTGCCTCATTTTGTAAACCAGAATCCGTTACTAACCAACCTTGTGTTGCATCAACATATACTAATGTAATAGCTAATCCTTCTATTGATAAAATTGCATCGGTAGCTGCTCCACCAATATTAGAACCGTTTCTAGCAAGTGTTAAATTATTTGTATCAAAAGTATTTGCATAATCTTTTACTGCAACCACTGCACCTGCTGCAGGTGATGCTGGTAGAGTTACCGTGATCGCTCCACTTGTTGTATTTACAAAATACCCTACACCACTTACTGCTGTAAATCCTGATGTCTTAACTGTTGTATCCCAAGAAGCTGCACCGGTTGCGCCGAACCCTGCCGCCGTACCGTTGTTCGTGATCGTTGCACCTGCAGGAATTGTTATAGTGTCACCACTATCTCCTAACTGGACTGTACCACAATTTGTTCTTGGACTTAATTTATTTACTTTTATTTCACTCATAATTTACCTATTGAAATTTGTACCTTATTATAACGATTCCGCTACCTCCAGCTCCAGCACAAGGAGGATCCTTTGCTCCACCTCCACCACCAGTATTAGTTGTACCATCCTCACCTGTACTACCACAACCACCACCTCCTAAACCTCCTGCTCCTGGAGGAGAAGATGCAGGTCTACCTCCACCACCACCAGAAAAATATCTTCCACTAGGTCCTGGTTCACCATAACTTGGTGCTGTAGGACCTATAAAACTTGTTAAAATAAAACTACCATCTCCTCCTTTTGCACCAGGACCACCAGCAGCACCTGCTCCACCACCACCACCACCAAAAGCTGTTGGACCAGTTCCTGTTCCAGAATTTCCTTGAGGGGGACTTACAGGAGGGGTATTACCTGTTCCACCAGTTCCTCCTCCTATATCTCTACTACCTCCTCCTCCACCTGAACCACCTGGTACCCCAGGTCCAAGGCTAGGATAAGTACCACCACCTCCTCCACCTGTTGAAGTAATTGTACTAAAAATTGAATTTCCACCACTTCCACCTTTAGCAGCTGGTGGGTTTGTACCACGAGTTCCACCTGCACCAACTGTTATTGGATAACTTGTTACTGAAAGAGGTAGTGCTGCAGGTGCATTTAAAGGTGAGGCTGGGCTTAAAGTTGTATATGTTCTAAAGCCTCCACCACCTCCTCCACCACCTTGACTTCTTCCACCTCCACCACCGCCAGCGACTACTAAATATTCTACTGAACTAGGTGCACAAGGTGTTCCTAAACCTGCATTTGATACAGCAAAAGTTCCAGGACCTGTAAATACGTGAATTTTGTAATCACCAGAAGTTGTTATACAGTTTCCACCTGTTGCTGTTATAAAGTTTGATCCTCTTACATTACTTGTTGAATCCATAGTATTAATCCAACCTTGTGTTGAATCAACATAAACTAAAGTTACTGATTGACCTTCTGTACTTAAAGCTACATCATTAGTATTTCCACCAATTTTTTCTGATCCATTAGCACTAACTGTTAAAACGTTTGTTTGCCAAGTCGCTGCATAATCAGCTAAACTGACAATCGCTCCAGCACTTCCCGCTGGTAAATTAACTGTGAAAGCACCACCACTTGTATTACAAAAATATCCATTACCTGATACTGCACTGAACGTTGAAGTCTTTGGAGTTGTATCCCAGTCTACTGTCCCCGTTCTTCCAAAACCTGTCTGTGATGCACCTGATGCTAAATTAATAGTATCGCCACTTGCACCAAGTGTAATGGTTGTTCCACATTGATTAATTAAATTTCCACCGTCTGCTGCTTGTATGTCATCTGCTTTTACAACTGAACCACTGATCGTAGTTGTTGCACCGCATTTAGTGACTACTGCACCGCCGCATTGGTTTTCTATGTTATCTACTTTTATTTTACTTGTCATAATTATTGAAATTTGTACCTTATTATTACTATACCTGAACCGCCTGTACCACCAGGATTTCCAGCACCAGCACCAGCTCCACCTCCAGAGTTAGTAGTTCCATTTCCACCAGGAGAACCTCCACCAGGATTTCCATTACCAGTTCCGCCACCACCTAATCCACCTATCCCTCCTGTAAATGGAGAACTAGAATCTTGTCCACCGCCGCCTCCTCCTGCATAATATCTAAACGAACCACAAGGCACACCATTAGAACCAAAAGCTGTAGGTAAACCTGCGCCAGCTCCTCCTGGTCCACCTGTATTTGTACCATTTCCTGGTCCCCTTGCATCACTTCCAACAGCAGTAGCACCACCGCCTCCACCACCTTGTGAGTTAGTTGTTATACCATCAAAACCTGCACCACCTCTATTTCCTTGTGAAGGACTAACTGGAGGAGTATTTCCATTAGAAATAACATTTACTCCACCTGGATTATAATAATGATTGTTTGGGTTAGAAGCTCCTGGAGATAAGTAAGTTCCTCTAGTTCCACCACCAGAACCTCCTGGTAAACCTTCTGAATATCCACCAGCTGGCGTTGGATTTGATGCATTTGTACCAGAAGTAGGACTTTCAGAAGTTGCTCCTCCTCCACCACCTGTTGATATTATAGTTGAAAAAACTGAATTTGAACCAGAAGTTCCATTTGGACCTGGACCTGCCGCAGCACCTCCACCGCCACCACCTACTGTTATTGGATAAGCTGATGCAGATGCAGTTAAAGTTGAACCCGCTAAAGGTTTAGCTGGATAACATAATGGTGCTAGACTTGGTGAAGCAAATCTGAAACCACCTGCACCTCCACCACCACCTTGAGATCCACCACCTCCACCACCACCTGCTACCACTGTATACTCTAGTTGATTATTACCTGATGCATTTCCTGCGCAAGATACTGTAAAAGTTCCTGGACCTGTAAATGTATGAATTTTAAAATCTCCACAAGTTGTTTCTGTACCACCTGATGCTGTTACAAAGGTTGCAGTTGTAATTTGAGCACTAGCGTTATTTACTGTTTTCCAACCTTCTGTAGCATCTACATATACTAAAGTAAAACTCTGACCGTTTGTGTCTATTTTACCATCTATATCTTCACCATTTATTTTAGACGAATTTCTTGCAACTGTAATGTTATTTGTCGCTGATGTATTTGCATAATCCATTATAGCAACAATATCACCTGCTGAAGGTGATGCAGGAAGCGTAACTGTTATAGCTCCTGAAGTGGTATTTACAAAATATCCATTTCCACTTACTGCTGTGAATGCTGTTGTTTTAGCTGTGGTATCCCAGTCTACTGTCCCCGTTCTACCAAAACCTGTTTGACTACCATTATTTACAATAGTAGTTCCAGAAGGAAAAGTTATAGTATCACCTGAAGCACCAACTGTTAAATTAGTTCCGCATTGTGGTTCGATTGCATTTACTTCTATTTTACTCATTAAATAATTACCAATGTTCCTGTTACTGTTTGTGTTCCAGTAATAGTTACTGGTCCTGCTAATACGCCTGAATCTAGAGTTTGATCTTCATCTAAAGTAGATGCATGAGTGACTACATATCCTGTAGCTTCCATTACTGGTGACATTGCTTTCTTTGCAGGGATAGTACAAAATACTTCTTTTTCTCCTGAGCCGAAATCAATTTTAGCTGTGGTACCTAAGTTATTACTTATCACTGTGTCTCTTGAAAGAGTGTCTGTTGCAGCATCGGTTACTGTACCAATACCAACTTCAAACTTATCTGTGCCAGTTTCAGCAATACAATAATACGTAGTATTAGTTGTACCAACTCCAGCTACAAATGTTATAAAGTCCTGTGAAGCACCAGCTAGGTCTAACGTTCCCGTTCCCGAGGTAGTGCTTGTCTCTTTAACTCTATCGTTAATGACAAGTGCCATCTAAACCTCTCTTACGTTAATCTTAATATTGCAGCAGATGTTGTAAATGCAGGGAACTGAATTGTAAATGTTCCTGCAGTTGCAGTTTTATCTCCACCAAAATCTAAAACACAAACAGCATCAGTAGTACCTGAACCACCGTCAGTTGTTGTATTATAAATTAAAGCTCCTGCAGCTGTTAATGTAACTCCAGTAAAAGATAAGTTAGCAAAATTAGTAATTGCCACCGCTGAAGATACTTTCACACCTTGATTAACAAGTGCTTTACCACCTGCAGTGTATCCTGAAGAAGTAACTTCAGTATTAGCTCCACCGCCTGGGTTTGTTGCATAGTTTTCTGTTGAAGCACCTAAAGTTGCTGCTGATGTATACATCGCTAATTTATATGTATCAGATGATGTATCAAAGTCGTGTTTTCCTTGAAGTAATTCTTTTTTAAAAGTATTACAAATTGCGTTAGTTGTTATAGCCATAATAGTTCTCCTTTAATTTTATGGTGATGGTGAAGGTATCTTAACTCTAGGTACCCCATCATCGTATTCTGCTCGTCTTCTTCTCCCCATTTGTTGGAGAGCAAAATTCTGTACACCTTCATTATACTTACTTTTATATAGATTGTACATATCCATCGGCCCTTTTAAAAATCCATAAGCCTCTGATAAAACTCCATCTAAAAGCATACCTTGCTGGTATTCTGATAAATAAGTAGTGTTAGAGGACGTAAAGTTAGGTGGTGTGATAATATAATTTAACTGTACTGCATAAGATTGGTCTGGTGTTGGTGCAACTACAATAGATGATTCATCCCAGTTAGCATAATATTTAGGTAATCCTGTAGCACCACTGCCATTATATTCTGTTATAAAACTAGTATCTCTTTTCTCCATAAAAGTTCTATCCCCTGTTTGATCAGTTGAATTAAAAACTTGAAGGGATCTAATAATTAAAAAATCTGCAGGAGTGACTAAATATCTTTTATTTGCAGTAAATGATGATGTTGCATATTTTCTTGTATCATCATAATCAACTTTACCTGCAACATCTAATTCTACATTTCTTATAAATTGTCCAATAATTGTATCGCTTAAAACATTACTATCTACTTCAGTAAAGTTTCTCACTTGTGTTAAAAAATCTGAATAACTTATGGCCATTATGTAATACTCACTGTTACAGTTCCTGTTGTCATAATTAATTTTCTTCTTCTATTTTGCAAAGAAGGGTCAGCTGGTTTCATAGTGCTTATTACAACACCAGCACTTGTTAAAACACTTGCAGGTTGAGCTGTGATATAAGCAAAATTACCAGGAAGAGTTAGATTAGCCACACCAACCATTGTTCCTCCTGAATTAGATTTAGTAGTATCATTACTAGCAACTGTTTGTGGTTGTTGAAATTTTTGTGGTCTTGTGTTTTGTAAAGCTATTGCATCTGCAACATTACGTTTTCTTCTAATCTGAGGATGTTTAGGTTCAAATTCTGAGTTATGCACTAAAGAACCATTCCACTCTTTTACCATTTCTTGATATGGAAAAGCCATACCGGATCTATCTGATATTGCTAATGATCTTCTTCCTGTCGCCCATTTTGCCATAGTTAAATTCCGTTAGGGTAAAAAGATTGAGGTGTAATATATGTTGAAGCTCTTTGACCATCTTCATCCAAAGCTCTTTTTAATTGATCTTCGTATATTAATTTATTTTGTTGAACTAGTTCTGGTGAGTTTTTCATAGCTAAGTAATAAGCTAGCCCTGCAACCATACAAGGTAAAAATCTAAATACTACATCTGCATCATTAGTGTAAGCCCCTGCATCTTGTATTCTTTTAATAACATAATATTTTAAATAAGTGTAAGTGTTTAAATCTGGTGCTTGATATAAATATATTTTTGGTATTTCTTGTCTATCTACATAGTATTGTGATGGTTGACCTTTAGCCAACTTATTAGGTAAAGCTGCGTAAGCTGATCTATCTATTTTTGTTAAAGACACATCTTGAGTATTTACAGTATTAGCACCTGCACCAGTAGTTGAAACAAAAGCTTCTAAAACATCACTAACTCCAGAATCAACAGCATATTCAGCTTGACCTAAAACTAATTGATTCTCATGTAAGGATACTTTCCATAAATGAATGCCTCTGTTGGCCCATTCTGCAAATAATAAGTTAAGGCTTGTTCTCGCTGATCTAAGGCTATGACCGCTTGTCGTGGTCATTCCACATCTTTCGTAAGCTTCTTGTATGATTTCTTCTATAGATAAATCAAATGTCGTAGTCCCTGAAGTTGCCATTAATATCCTTTTTACGGTTGTACAATTTCTTGGATTGTATCACTTTTTGACTAAACTTTGAAGACCTTAGGTTTTTTGCTATTAAGTTTCTTTTTAACTTGTAATTTTTTCTTTTTTTCACCTCTAGCACCTCTTAACTTACCATCTACTTGTGCAGATATTTGTCCTCGTCCTATAGCCATTATACTAAGTCCTTTGCTTTTCCAATTATTGGTTTATATTTAGTCTTACCTTCTACTCTATGTGCAAGTAAAAATTGTTCTCGTCTTCCCTCGGGTATCCAGCTACAATGTATCCATCCCGAGTTAGGTTCTCCGGGGGTATAGTATTCGAGAATCAACTGATCTGTCTGAAGATTTTTTTTAATCCAATCAGCTACTTCAGCATTATCAACTCCAACACATTCGAAGTCTGCGGCCTCAGCTTTTGCATGCTGTGAATTTCTAGAGCTGCCAATAGCTAAACATAAATCTTCACTACGGAATCCTGATGTCACTTTAACTCTACCAAAATGGTCCCGCACGGGTTGTAAAATATTTTCACATAATGCTT